CAGGCGCGCCCAGCAGCCTCGTAGCGGGCGCACCCAGGCGCTTGGAACTGTCAAACGGAAGTGCAGCGTTCGGGTAACCACGGAAGCGCAAATAGTCCTGCTGCTGCATCCGATTGAGGGCCGCGGCCATAGCCACGTTCGAAGCCATGCCCGTGGCCGACGAGGCTGACGCACCCGCGCCACCAGCCGCCTCGCGTGCAGACCGCGCGGCCCGGGCGTATCCTTCAGCCTCGCGACGAGCGTTCCGGAAGTCCTGGGCGGCACTGCTTGCCCAGTTGGTCTTTCGGCTGAGCTCTTCGTTGACCGCTCGCAACACTTTCAAGAAAGCGGATGCTTCGGCCTGTGCTTTGGCGAACTGGGCTGCGATCTTGAGGATGTTGCCGCGGGTGCCGTCGGTGACTCCAATGCGGACACCAATTTTGTAGGCTTCGAACATCGGCCACCCCGGGAGGGATTATGGTTTTAAGGATGGGGAAATCGCGCTACGACAAACTCGCGTACGGCGTTTGCGCCGTCGCTGTGATTGCGCTGGCGATCAACTATTTCGTGCCCACGTCCGAGGCCGTTTCAGCTCCAACGAAGACGATCGTTGCCGTAACCTGGGATGAGCTGGTGGCCGAGCAGAACGAAAATGTGCTGGCGTTCAAGGCCAAGTACAAGAACAGCGAGTTCAAGTTGTCTGGAAGCGTTGCCAGTGTGATCGGATCAGATACTTTCCCAAGCGTCGTACTCGCTTCGCCCACCGGCACTCAGTTTTCGGCCGAGTTCGATTCAAAATCAGCGACTGCGCTCGCCAAGCTCAAGCCGGGCGATAGCATCCAATTCACGTGCGCCTCAACAAACGGCGTTGGGATGCAAGACTGCGCGCTATGACAATTCCCTTTCGCATGCGTGTACAAGACTGGCTTGCTGATCGATTCCACTTCGTGCAATACGCTGTTCCACGAAAAAAGCCGGTCACCGATGTACCAGCGACAAACTACAAACGCCTGGCTCGCGACCTGGTCATCGGCTTCGCGCAAGTCATTGCGTGGATGGTTCTTGCGATTAGCACGGTCTACCGCATGCGCAAACAACCTGGCGCGGGCATCGCCGCGCTGCTGATTGTCTACTTCCTGTCGCTCGGGGCTGGGAAGCTATTCGCCTTCCTCGTTTGAGGTGTACCCGATGCCGAGCGGAAGCCGGGTTCCGCCCAGCCATGCAATTGCGTAAGCCTCCGACAAGTCCCTGACCACATGTTCCTCATTGATCAGCGCGGCCGGTCCCAATACAGGGCGCGGCGGCAGCTTTTCATCCCCTACCTCCTGCCAATAAAGGATGTCGCTCTCGCTGCCAACTATGGCGTCCAGGCCATCGATCTGGCTCTCGATAGAGTCTCGCGTGTCGCCCCTGCGGAGCAGCGGATCATTTTCGGAATAGCCGAGGCGCACGCGATCGTCTTTCGTAGCCTGGGCTAGCTCAGCCCATGCAGGGAACTCACCTACCGAATCCTGGTATGTGCCGATGCTCTCTTTGGCGGCCTGTTCAATGCATTGCGTCCCCTTTTCCAGGCCGCGATGAATCGCCACCTTCGTCAGCGGCTCCATGGCAAGCATGTATGCCGCAAACTCGCCGAAATCGTTGAATTCGCGCATCAGGTTTCTTCCTGGAACGTCATGCTTTGCATGTCGAATTTTGCACCCTCGAAGATCCTGAAGAGGATGGCCAGCGACGTGCGATCAACGTCGTCCAGCGACGCGGCGGCGTCCTGGCTGAAACCAAAGGCAATATGGATGGGCACCCCGTTTTTTACGAGCCACGCGCGCTCTCTGTACTCGGGGTGCCTCAGGCGTTTTTTACTTGTTCCTGTTGATTGCCCTTCGACGCATCGAAGTGCTCCATCATCCCCCTGAACACGGCCGAATAACCATCTTCATCGAGGCGCTGAAGGATCGCCTCCACCTGCAATTTGGTGGTAGGCGTCGCAACGGGATCGCCGTCGATGCTAGCTACATACAAAGCCGGCGTGATCATGTTCATGTATGCATCGTTTGACGCGGCCTGCCCCAGTCCTTCGGTCAGCCGGAATTGCGCCAGAAACGGCGGCTTCTTGATGCCAATCACGCGCCCGCGACTATCGGTCACGGTGAGATCCTTGGGCGGTTCCTGCGCTTGGGAAGCAACCGTATCGACCACCTGCACTTTCACGTTGCTGTCGTTGCTCATTACTGCACCTGGATGCGTCGAGAGGCGAAGGCGTGGACCTTCACGTTTACGAGGGTGTCACCCTTCCACGAGCCTGGATCCTCGAGGCGTAGGACGACACCGGTGAACCGGAATTGCGAGATCCCGCCATTCGGCTCTTGGTTTGTCTGGGTAACGGTCCCGGGCTGCAGGTTCTGCCCATTGAAATACGCCGCTTCAAGCGCGGCGAAGTAGGCGTCGAATGTGGACCCGTTGCGCTCGAACTCGATCATCAGATCCCAACCGACTGGGATGTCCGTTTCCATCGGCTCACCGTTGATCGGATTCGATTCGATCGTCTTATATTTCGGCTTCGCATCAAACGATGCGACCGTGGGCGGCAAGGGAAGCGGCCCTGTTGCGGTCGCGATATCGATCGATACGTCGCGTCCCGTATTGCGGTTATTTGCCGGCATGTAGCTTCTCCGAAAGCAGAAGCCCGGCGCGTGGCCGGGCTATGCAGAAAGAACGACGCCGCATCAAGGCGGCCTATGGATTACTGGTATTGCGTGGACACCTTTGTGACCGATACGGTCTGGCCGCCCTGCAGATTCACCAGGAACTTTTCAACGACCGACAGGTACTTCACAACCACATCGGCTTGCAGGTAACCCGCCGCGATGCGAGAGGGCGGGTTGTTGTTGAGGTCGCATTGCACGCTGAAGCTGTCGATCTGATTCTGCTGCTGCATATTCTGCAGGAAATTGCCCAGGGTGGCCGTCACGCCGCGCCGCGTCGGATCGTTCTGCTGCGTGGACTGCAGACGGCCCACAAACAACCCCATGCCCGCGGCAAAGGTCGCCGCCAGGTAGTTCGTCATGCGAGTGTAGTTGTCGCCATTGATCGCAGCGTTCGAACTGCTGTTGTGGCCGAAGCGGCACCCAAAGAAGCTACCGCCAGGGCACGGGTTGGCGATGACGTCGATACCAGCCTGGCCGAGCACCTGCAGCTCTGCCGCCGAGTAAGGATTGTTGGCGTAGCTACGCTGTGTGCCGACGATGCCGTACAACTGCTTGTTGAGGGCCGAATACTGTGGCGCCAGGTTGACCAATTCGCCTGCAACGAAACCCTGCGGCGAGATCATCCGCACCAGCCCGTTGACAGTGTCATTCCAGTACACCCAGTCGCCCAGGAGCAGCTTGAAGGCGTAGTTGTCGATGCCCGCCGTGGATTTCGTCGTCGCCGCGTTCGCCGGCGTGTCCCCGGCAGGCGTCACGCCGATCATGTCGGTGCCTTCGGACAGCCCATACGCAATTTGCGCTGCGTAGGTCGTCGAATCATCGCAGTCGGCCAGAATCGCCACGGCGCAGCCTGTGTTGCGCAGGGCATACATGCCCTTGCGGGTATTGCCATCCGTGCCCAGCAAGACCGAGCCGGTGATGGTCGTGGCTCCGTCGTTGCCGCCAGCGAGCGTCGCGGTGCTCGCTACTGGGACGGCCGTGCTCGGCCCCGTCGCTGCAACCATCAAGCCAGATGCGCTCCGCTGTCCCGCTACGCCGTTGTTGACGGCGTTGGCCAGCGCAGCCCAAAGCGCGGCACCGACGAGAGGAGTGGAACCGCCACCGATGTTGTCGAAGACTTCCGGCGTCATGCCCGGACGCGCCAACACCAGCTTCCAGCTGTTAGCCTGCGTGCCCGTCGCGATCGTTACAGTGTCACCGTTGGCGAGCGATCCCGTGTACTTCGACGTGAAGGTAAGGCCGATGGCAGCAGCGCCATCCTTGATCGTGGCGGTCGCAGACGTATCGGTGCCATCGGTGACGCGGACGCCACGGAAGTTGTTGGCGCCCTGCAATACGGCAGCCGCCGCGGCGGTGCCCATATCGTATTTTCGGTTCTGGATGTTGCCGAAGTTCTGCCAGTACTGCGCCATGCTGCCGAATACGACTGGCGCGCCTACCGGCCCCCATTGGGCCGTGCCGACGATGCCGAGAACATTGGATGGGACGCCATTTAGTTGCGAAACGGCAGGCGGAACGATCTGTACGTACAGATCCGGCACCACCAGCGCGGTGGTGTTGATCTGTCCCTGCTGAACGATCTGAGACATGCTGCCTCCGGGCATA